CTTTGTACTGGGCCTCTTTTCTTTTTATAGAATTTTTTCATCTTTAACAGTTATGTTATTTAAATCTTCTTTTACGAATGTACCATTAATCATTTTACCTTTTCTATTTAATATTTCAGAATAAGCTGATTCAATACAATCTTCAATAAATAAACCTTCAATATATGCAAGATTGGTTAATACAACAATCATATCACCAATACCATCTACTATTTCTGGTCTGTCGTTTTTTAATAAAGCTTTAGCTAATTCACCAGCTTCTTCTTGAAGTTTAACATATTGTGTATGGCTATTACCTTTTTCATATATACCTCTTTCAGCAGCCCAGTTTCTAATTAAATCAAATTGAGCATTTTTTGGTACAAGAGGTCTTAGATCAGGATTAACTTTTTCAGTTGTACCTGGTTTAAACTGTTGCTCTAAGCTTTCTAAGCTATTTATTTCAGCAAATGCTTCCCATAAAGCTTTATTGTATACATAGCTTCTTTCACTATTATACATAGATGTGTGAGCATTTACAACTATCCAATTAGCTAATTGTGGACATAAATGAATTTTACCAAATTCAGTTTTCCATTTTAAGCCAATTTGATTATGTAATCTGTCTTTTAATTGTGTTAATGGGACAGGGAATGTTGTGGTTTGTTCGGTTACGTTTAATTTCATGTTAAATAAATTTTTATAAAGTTTGTGGTCTTTTCTATACCCATAAGACTGTTGAAGTTCTATTTCCTTCTCAGATATATAATCAATGTCTGTAGAAGATTCTAGAACTTCATATTCTCCAGGCTTATAGCCCTGCGTTAGCGTAACCCTTTTATAAAGATCACGTGTAACGCCGATTTTTTTACCTGGAATGTGATATAAATAATATGTCATTCTCCAACGTTTAATTTAGCCGGTATTGCCGGCAGAGGGTTATAATTAATTAATTCGAAATTTTTCTTTTTTGGTATTTCTAAACCAGGATTACTTCTATGGCCTCCTTTAAATACAATACCATTACCATGTATTTTTAATTGTGGTAATTCTATATGGTCAGTCTTTCTATAAATATAAGTACTTGCAGCATCTATATGATTTAAATATAAATGACAATCGCCAAGCTGACCTATAAGTTTACCTGGTTTGTATTCCGTATTGATACATAGTAATTCAAGTAATGTACCGTACATTGCAATATCATAAGGCAATCCTAAGAATACATCAGCACTTAATCCTAAATGACTAAACGCTTTTGTTAATGCGTCAGTAAATGCTTTCTTAGGAGCTTCATCATCTAATGCTCCAGTTTTTCTATACAGTTTTTGAACTGAACATATTGGTCCATATCTGTACCAAGTATCTTCTTCTTGCCAAGTAACTTTAACTTCAGCAAAAACTACTTGGTCAGTATAATGATAATTAACATCATATGCCCAACCTTTTCCAACTGGACCAAACACTTCTGTCATTTTCATTATCTGATACATTGGATCAATAGTAGTTATTTCTCCAAATCCTTTATTTACTCTTTTAGTAAATCTAGGATCAGTTTGTTTTAATTTATCCCAAATATTTTTATTCGGATTTGTTTTCTCTTTCGTCATTATACCTCCATACGATAATGTTTTTATTAAATTCATTCTTTCTTTTTTCTCCTGAATCTACAATATGATTACTCAATTTTAATTCAGTAAATCTCGGTCTTACCGAAAGAATAGTTATATTAAGTAATGATGCTACTTCTTCTGGTGTAGCTCCATACTTGCCTTTATTTTGTATAACTTGAAGAACTTTATCCCTCAAATGTGGCAGTTTTTTGTTTATATCTTCTGCTGCTTCCTTGCTAGTGGATTGTTTCCGATATCCAGCTTGGCTTGGGTAAGGTAAATTCATTTTGCTCTCCATATGTTAATGAATTGAAATCCACATAATCAGGTGGTTCAATATTTGTTTCTACAAAATTCCAGAAATAAGATTCTGCATATAATAATTTAAATATAAATTTATCATCTCTATCTATCTCAAAGATTTTATGCATACTATTACCTACAAATACAGACAAGTATGCTTTCTCAAATCTTGTTACCATTAAGTAATGTTGTATTTGAGGATAGTATTTTTCTACTACATCTTTGACTGTAAATGGACTAACATGCTTTGCTTCAAATATGCAGCCATCTTCTGTTATTCCATCTACACTTGCATATAAAAATGGAACTTCATTTGAAGTAATAATATCTGGTTTTAAAACTGTTAAACCAGTTTGTTTCATAAACCATATTCGGTTCATTTCTTCAGTGTGTAATCCCATTTGTACTGGTAAGACATTATCTAAATTAGGAAATTCTCTTTTACCTAATTTTAATTCAAATAATTCTTTCCATTTACCTTCTACTATTTTCATAGCGTCAGTACCTCCAAGACCTACCAAATCATTTCGATCCTTATTCTCATGGATAGTAAAATGGGTTGAACTTCTTAATACCTTTTTCTTTCTAGCCATTGTTTCCTTTCCTGTTTATACTTTGTTATCAATAACTTAACAACATGTTTTACTTGTCTATTATCCCAAACATATTTACTATTATATAGTTTATCAAAAGCTAATGCTTGTTCTGAAGTAAAATATCTATAAGCTAATCTTGTGATCCATGCTTTGCGTTTCCTCATCACTACCATTGGATCTTCGGCTCGAACTGTTGATCTGGTCATCTTCAAGGACCTCAATATGTTCTTGAATGTTTGTCCCATATTCAACTCCTAGTAATTTATTTAAATACCAAACAGCTTTCAATAAATCTTCTTTACCATTTTTCTCTTTGTGTCTTACAACATACTTTACTATGTTGCCCTCGCAAAAATCTAATCTCCAACTTGTAATAGCGTCAGCTACTTGTATGGGATAAGATTTATAATAGTGAGGATTAAATTTTTCGGTCATTTTTTTTCCTTTGGTTTTAATATTATCTCACAATCTAATGCTTCTGCCCAACAACAAAATAGAAATCCAGATGGTTTTCTGATACCTACTTCCCATTTAGATACTAAACCTCTCGCTATATTCATATCATTATCTAGCGTAGATTGAGTAATTCCCAGCTCTTTCCTTCTTTGGACGAACTGGGGAATTAGTTGTTCATAGAATTTTTTACCTAAAGCGTAGTCCATTCATAGAAAATAGACTGTTTTACGCTGCAAGTAAAGTATTCCAATCATTTGATTCTAACATACCAGATACTTGTTCTGATCGTGTTCTAATCTTATTGGCTTTCAATCCTCTACCCTCAGGGTGTGATGCCCAATGAGTAGCTGTTTGATATACTGCCCATAAATTAGAACCATATCTGTTTTTATACATATCCCAATGAGTAGATAATTCTCTCATTCGGTAATCAGATACTCTCGGATATATCTCATCTTTAATTTGTGCTATTGTATTTTCAAACAAATGTTTTACATTATCAGCAGATACTGTTGTTCTAGCCATAGGTTCTAATACTTCTGGTAATTTATGGAACGCTTCTAATGCAGTAGAAATATCTACAGCAGATAACTGTGCTTTATTAGACCAGTTTTTCTTTGACATTCCTTTTATTTTCCAAGCTCCATGATATAATCCATTAGTACATATAACCACTATTGGACCAAATATAAATTGTTCTGCCCATTTAAGATTATATCCTGTCCATAACCATAGTCTTAATATAAAATCATCATTGTTCCAACGAATTACAATATCATTGAAATCAATTTGTTTTATAAATTTGCCACCATTTTCAAAGGTTTTTTCTTTAACAGTAATATTATTTAAATCCATACCATAATCAGTTATACCTTTGATTATCATATCATTGAAATCTCGGTATGTTCTTAGGTTTTCATAGGATTTTAACGCCATTGTAGAAATATAATGATCTTCATTAAATACTGCTACTCGGTCAGGTAATTTTATACTATCAGAACCACCTTCGTGTTCGGTAATATAATATAAATCTCTCTTATGAGGTATTATATCATTTTGTGCGTCAATTTGTAATTTACTAGCATACGAATTTAACATATATATTTAACTCCTTTCGTATAGTGGGGTAGGTTTAGTTCCTTTCTCCTACCCCATAAATATTCATTAACCAAAAGGTTTATCACTTTCAGTTCTTTTATCTTCATATCCAGTTTCATTTGGAATATCTGAAGGTTCATATGATTCTTCAAATACTTTCTGCTCGAATTTATCTAACTGTTCAGTTGTTTTATTTTTTGCATTACACAATAACTGAAAAGCAGATAAGCAGTAAGCATGTACAACAATATCATCAGTTGTAAACATATCTTTAATCTGAGATAATTGCTTTAAGATTTTTTCTAATTTAGAATCTAATCTTGCAATTTCTCCCATTCGTTCTTCTTCTTTTAAAGATTCTTCATATGCCCATTGACCAGTTTTACTCATACTGTACCTCCATATGATTTAGCTAATTCCATATCAGCTTGATATTCAAGTTCTTTTGTTTGCTCTAACTCTTTAACTCTTTTTTTCAAATCAGTTACTTCGTCAGTTAGCTTTTTGAACATTCCAATCGTCATCTGCTGGTCTAATTGGTTTAGCTTTTTGATAATTGTTCTGTGCGTTTTCATAACTATGTTCCTTTCGTTTATATTGTACATCTACATCTCGCATAACTTTATGCTTTTTATAGTATCTTGTTATTATATAAGAAAAATCCTCGCTTAATAATAATCGGTAATACCAAATAGCTCGTCTTTTTCCATATCCATATAATGCACTTGCAAATATATATCTGGTCATTCGACTACTAAGTTTAAAAAATGGTTTAATCATTATTTTCTCCTTTCGTTTCGGTAGTAAATCCACCTTCACATTCATAACATGGATCATCTTTATTGTCATGTTCTACATATCCTTTTCCATTACAATTATGGCAGAAATCTGTCATAAATTACTCCTTTCGTAATTTTATTTTACATAAATTATAATCTCATCTCTATCAGTTTCATCTGATTTGAATTTCGTTACAATTTTATCTATTTGAGAAAAATGCTCTATATCAAACTCGGATTCTTCTCTTGTTCCATGCCAAACTTTAGCTCTAAAAGTTATTTTAGCAGTAGGACTTATTCGGTTCACTTTACAGATTATGTCCTTAAATTGTTCTGATGTTATTTTCATATATTCTCCTTCTTGTTTCAGTAGTTCTCCTGTTTAGCACTCAAATATCCACTACCAAGTTTTAAGAGTATCGCTATTATTATTCTCGAACATGATATATTTCTGTCAAATATTCTGCTGAATATTATCTATCTTACTGGATATCAGTAAGCATGACCTCAGAACATATATCATATAGTTCTCATAAGCCCTCGCTTTCGGTTAATTCTAACCGACTTTTTTTTTAAAATCCTAAGAGGGATATATTTCAATCCCTCTCAGGTAATATTATTTATTTATAATTTTCAGCAAATTCTAATGGAAGGGTATCTCCTATTTTTACAACAGGTTCTACTTGATGACCATTTTTTGCCCACCACTTATTAGCATTTTGAAGATTGTTAGTTTTTCTTTGAAAAGACTTTTTAACATCTTCAGGTTTTGCACTTCTAAATGGTACATACTCTTTACCAAGTATATTCTTAAAGAAATCTTTTCTTGCTTTCACTTCTTGTTCCAGCATTTCTTCAGCAACATCAAACTCATTTAACTTAGTTGATAATTCTTGAAGCTGATTTCCTAATACTTCTTGGTTATTATTATATGCTTCAGTAGAACCAATATAACTACCATTTTCTCTTTGATGATAGTTAATTTTTCTTTGGATACTATCTTTAGCTCCTTTAACACTACCAAGTCTTTTATCTAATCTAGCAATATTGCTATTTAAATCAAACTCAATAGATATTAACTGATCTTGGCTAATCTCATCTTTATATAAGATACCAAGACTTTCGTATGTATTATGATATTTATTCATGTGAACTCCTTTTTTATATCATTTTACTTATTCTACCTCATGTAAGCTCATCTTACCTAAGATATGCCTCGCATATTTACCGATGACTAAAAATACTTGTCACTTTATCCCTATACAATAATCTTACGAATAAGGAGGGGTAAAGCCAGCTACGCTGGAGGGCTTGTCCCTTGACTAGGATTTTTTCATTGGTATAATGTACCATATCTTGTAATATGAATTACTTCTCCTACTTCATATTGATGTCATTATTTTTCTCTTGACACCAGAAAATAGAGGTTTATCCTTACGCATAGCAATGTCTGAACTATCCACCAAGAATGATGAACTAACCGATAAACAAAGGAAGTTAGTCGATACTATCGTAACAACAGGGTGTAGTATAACAGAAGCTGGAATAATCGCTGGATATTCAACAAAAAAGAATAAAGATTCAGCTAGAGTAACAGCTAGTCGTACACTACGAATCCCAAAGGTACAGCGATACATGATGGAATGTATAACTCGTACTATAGGGTTAGGCGCAGTAACTGCTTCCAACAAGATGATACATCTAGCCGATAACGCCAAGAGTGAGTATGTACAACTAGAGGCTAGTAAGGATATACTAGACAGAGTAGGACTACGCACACCAGATAAGGTACAACACAGTGTAGTAGGGGATATTAAGGTAAATATAGATTTAACATAAAATGAGAGGGGGGGTTAAAAAACTAGAGTTCCCCTGACTGAAAGATGTTACACAAACAATAGAGGTTAAAAAGGTACTTCACTATGTGCGTAGACAACGAAGGTATTTATGATAGCGTTCTACTAGGCAATATGGTAAGTACAATTAGGTACTTAAACTATACTGGTTAAGTAGATGCCTAGCAGTACTGCTTAATAAATAGAGAAGGAGATAACGATATGCCAAAGGTAGGAAAGAAATCATATCCTTATACCAAGAAGGGTGTGGCACGAGCTAAAGCTGCAGCCAAAAGAAAAGGTGTTAAGGTTAAAAAGAAAAAATAATAATGGGTGGTAGTTTAAAAGCAAATTTAATATCACACTTTAAAAAAGCTAATGATCCTAATGATCCACTTAATATAGCTTTTAATAAGTATTATAAAGCTAATCATGCATGGAAAAATGCAAGACCTTTTTCTGAAAAGCGTAAAACTTTAAAAGCAGAACGAGATATGCTATGGAAAGAATATCTTGATATTAAAAAGATGCATGAAAAAAAATAAGAGCAAGGAGCTAAACTGTATTGGTTATCCACATGATGATCCCTATGGATTAATAGCAGCATGGTGGAAAATTTTTTCAAAACCACAAGGTAAAAAGGAAGCTCCTAAAAAAGATAAGCCAAAAACTTCCTCAAAAGATTTTTATTAGTGAGTTGAAATTTGTTATAATCTAAATTAAAAGATTATAATGAACGCACTACACTCCCTAGAACAAAAAATAAAAGAAGAAAAAGAAAAGAATAAGTTATTGCTTGAACGAATAGAAAAGCATATACAGGAAAAATCAGAATTACGAATGGAAAACCTAAAGTTGAAAGGATTAGATAAACCATGTCCAGTTCCCATAAGAGAAAAGGCACTAGGGTAGAAAACGAGATTGTTAAACTTTTTAAAGCAGAAGGATTTAATGCTGTAAGACAGCCATTGTCTGGAGCTATCCAAGACTTCCCCCATGATGTTCAAGTAAAAGATTTGTATGAAGGTACAAATATAGAAGTAAAAGCAAGGAAATCAGGCGAAGGATTTACACAGCTTGACAAATGGAAAGGATCAGCAGATTTATTAATTTTAAAGAGAGATTTTCAAAAACCTATGGTATACTTAACATGGGATTTTTTTAAGGAGTTCTTAAATGAGTACAAAGAAAATAGAGAACCCAGATGCAGTAGTGAATCTGGAGAACAGGCAGATATTCAACATACCCTTTCAGGAGAGGCAACGATTAAGGAAGATAGTCAGAAAAGTACATCTAAGATTCCTTCCAGAAAGTTCAATAACAGACAAGGAATGCGACAAGGTAATAGAAAGTCTTGGTCCACAGGTAAGAGAAAAATTGCTAGTCGAACATTTAAACAAAGTAAAATAAATGGCACAACTAAATTACAAACCAGATGGGAATACCTTAAAAAACTTTCTAAAGGACGATAATTTTTTTCGAGGCGTAAGAGGACCAGTAGGTTCTGGTAAATCTGTTGCTTGTTGTATAGAAATTTTTAGGAGAGCTTTACAACAAAAGCCAAACCATGAAGGTAAAAGAAAATCCAGATGGGCAGTAATTAGAAATACAAATCCCCAATTAAAAACAACTACTATTAAAACTTGGTTAGATTGGTTTCCTGAAAATGAATGGGGAGCTTTTCGTTGGTCAATTCCCTATACACATTATATCCAAGTAGGCGATATAGATTTAGAAGTTATATTCCTAGCATTAGATAGACCTGAAGATGTAAAAAAACTTCTATCCTTAGAATTAACAGGAGTATGGGTAAATGAAGCTAGAGAGCTACCTAAAAGCATTATAGATGCCTGTACTATGAGGGTAGGTAGATACCCAAGTATGAGAGATGGTGGAGCTACATGGTATGGTGTAATTGCAGATACCAATGCTCCAGAAGAAGATCATTGGTGGGCAATAATGAGTGGAGATGTACCTACACCAGATTACTTATCAAGAGATGAAGCATTAATGTTGGTCAAACCTGATACATGGGAATTTTTTACACAACCATCAGCTATGACAGAAAAGAAAGAAACAGATGGTTCATTAATTGGATATACCAATAATGTTTCATGTGAAAATAAAAAAAATTTAACGAAAGATTATTATGCCAACATAATTAGAGGAAAGACAAAAGGGTGGATAGATGTCTATGTAATGAATAAACTAGGTACAATAGAAGAAGGAAAACCAGTTTATTCTAATTGGAATCCAGAACTTCATCTAGCAAAAGAACCAATACCTAAAGCTCCTAATACAGTTTTTATAGGAATTGACTTTGGATTAACTCCAGCAGCAGTCTTTGGACAAAAACTTCCTAATGGAAGATGGTTAATATTACAGGAATTAGTTTGTTTTGATATGGGTATATCAAGATTTAGTGAACTATTAAAACATGAGATAGCAAAAAATTATAAAGGTATGGAAGTAGATATTTATGGCGATCCAGCTGGAGATTTTAGAGCTCAAACAGATGAAACAACACCTTTTCAAATACTAAGGCAGAATGGTTTAAGAGGAAAACCAGCTCCTTCTAATGATGTAGCATTAAGAATTGAATCTGTTGAAACTGCTTTAGGTAGATTAATAGATAAAAAAGCTGGATTATTGCTAGATAATAGCTGTCTAAATCTGAAAAAAGGTTTTAATGGTGGCTATCATTATAGAAGACTACAAGTATCTGGAGAT